GTGAAAGTGTACCCGGTTAATCGTCGCTTGGTTGAGTGCTTGCGTGAGGGTGGCGAGAAGGTGCGCGTGAACGTGGGGTCGAACGAGAATTTCATGTCGGGCATGGTATTGAAGGCGCGACCTCCTTGGGGTGACGGACGCAGGGTATGGGTGATCGTCGGGGCGCGTCCTCGGTGGAGGGGGAAGTGGTGATGAGACTTTGGATAACGGAACAATCAAAGGAGGACTGAGTTATGAGTGGATCGGTAGGTAGAGGGGTGGACGATGCGATGGGCCAATGGAAGGGCTTGAAGGAGGAGGCCAAGGTGATGAAGGAGATGGAAGGTTTCTTTTCGAAGCTGATGAAGTCGCCGGGGCCGAGAAAGAAAACCAAAACCAAGAAAAAGGGAGGAAAGAAGAAATGAGTGAAAAGAAGAGTGAAGCGGCATGGCGGTATGATGCCCAATTGATTCGCGTGGTTGACGGGGACACCGTGGACGCGATGGTTGACTTGGGTTTCAGCACCCACCGCAAGTTGCGGATAAGGTTCGACGGGATCGATGCCCCGGAGAGTAGAACTAGGGACGACGAGGAGAAGGTTCGCGGCAAGGCTGCGACTGCCCGGTTGGTCGAGATACTGGATGCCGAGGATGGCGCCTTCGTGGTCGAGAGTCACGGGGTGGGGAAGTTCGGACGTTGCTTGGGCGTTCTATACACCAAGTCCTTGGGTGAGGTGAGCGTGAATCAGACCTTGATCGACGAGGGTCACGGGGTCGAGTACTCCGGCGGGAAGCGGTGAAGGCCCTCCCTCCCGCTTTCAGCGCCCACCCGGTGCTTTCCTTGCCCACCAAACGGCAAGCGGAGGCAATGGGGGAGGCCGAGTTGAAGAAGTTGCTCGACGAGCGGGAGAAATTGATCAAAGCGGAGCGGGACGACCCCTACTACAATGGGTTCGAACCCGACCATTGGAAGATGGCAGACGAATTGCGGGAGGATTGCAGCGAATTGCTCATCATGGGAGGCAATCGAAGCGGAAAAAGCGAGTACGCAGCGAAGGCGGTGGTGAAGATGCTGGTGGAGAACGAGGATGCCAACGTAATCTGCATGCACACCACCGCCTCGACTAGCGTCGAGCAACAGCAAGCCCTTGTTTGGAAGTATTTGCCGAAGGAATGGAAGACGGCGAAGAAAAATCGCATGACCAACTTGACCTATTCGACTAAAAACGGATTTACCGAAGGCAGTTTGATCGGGCCGAACGGCAGCAAATGCTTTTTTCGCAACTACTCCCAAAAAGCGGAGGGCATCATGGAGGGTAGCGAGTGGGATTTGGCTTGGTGCGACGAAATGGTGGGCTTGGAAACCATCGAGGCGCTGAGATTCAGGATTTTGACGAGGGCCGCGCGCAATCCCCGCAACGGACTGATGATTACCTTCACTCCGATCTTCGGATATTCGCCCACGGTGAAGGCATACTTGCAGGGGGCGCGAACGATTGAGTCCGAGCCAGCGGAATTGTTGGGCGGGGAATTGGTTCCCGTGGTTCAGCAGTGCGTGAGGCCAGCGGCGAAGGTTTGCTACTTCCACACCAAGTGGAATCCCTACAACGACTACGATGCGCTGCGCAAGACCCTCGCGGGGGCGGCGCGTAACGATATACTCACGCGCGCATACGGCATACCCCAACGCGCCTCATCCGTTGCCTTCCCATTATTTTCGGAGCGTCACTGCATAAGCGACGACCAATTGCCCGAGGAGGGGACGAATTACATGGTGGTTGATCCCAGTAGTGGAAGAAACTGGGTGATGGGGTGGTTTCGGGCGGCGCCGAACGGATTGCACTACTGCTACAGGGAATGGCCCTCGGTGGACGACTACATACCCGGCGTGGGTCATGCGGGTGAGTGGGCGATCCCCGGCAAGAAGGTGGATGGTGACGCTGGCCCCGCTCAGGAAACTTTCGGGTTCAGCTTGGATCGCTACCGGGAGGAAATCGCGCGGGTGGAGGACGGGGAGGAAATTTATCTGAGAATTATGGATTCAAGGTTTGGGGCGGCGCCCACGCCGACCAAGAGCGGGGTGACCACTCTCATCGATCAAATGGACGACTTGGGGTTGCACTTTGTCCCGGCATCGGGAGGTGAGGTCAATGAGGGGATTACCATGATAAGCGACGTGGTGCATTGGCGACCCAACGCAGACGACCCCGACGATCCAAGCAACGCGCCGAGATTCTACGTCCACGAGTCCTGCAAGAACATGATATTCGCCTTGTCGAGTTGGACGGGCGCGGACGGCGCGCGAGGCAGTACGAAAGATTTCATCGACATAGGGCGTTACTATTTCACTGCGGCGCCTCAATACTTGGAAGAGGGGACGGGAGTCCTCCATCCGGGCGGGTACTGGTAGTTGTCTACAGGCACCAAATTTTAAAAAGGTCGTCCCGCCGTTAAAGTACCCCCCCTTTAGTCGTCCTTACGCGCACTTCCCCGGATTTTCGACCCCTCTGAGAAGGGGAACCCCTGTTTCATGCGGATTATTCTGCGCACTTCCCCGGATTTTGAAAGAAAAGTGAAGAAAAGTGAAAATAATACTTGCTTTCCGCAAAACAATAAGCGAGAGTGTGAATCGTGACACACATGCTACACGAAAATAAAAACCAAAAAGGACAACGAACGATGAACAACCAACTGAAGAATATCACGCGATTTAAAAACCCAGTCTTGGACAGGGACGGCAAGGTCGTTTACGGACTTTATGAAAACCGCCCCGTGTATAATCCCGACTTCAAATGGCCCAAGCATTTAAGGCGCGAAGGTGACGTTTGGATATGCGGGGAAACCGATCAAGTTGAAACCCATTAACCAACCCACCGAAAGGACAACGAACGATGAATAATTACCAAAAAGGGAAACAACTAATCGCAAATTCCGACTTCTCCCTCAAGAAAGTAAAAACTTTCCGAGGGCATGATGGCGATGGGGTGAATGCCGACGTCTACCATAACAAGAAGAAAATTGCCGAGGTGGATGACGATGGGTGGGGAGGAGGACTTTCCATCCATTATTTCGATAATGGGGAGTTGACGAAAGCGGGAGGATTGAAAGTACCTCAAATCATCACCGACTTCTTGAAGACGTTGCCTTCCTTCACTAGGGGAGAATGGTATGCTGCAAATAACTTCACTGGTTTGGATGAAGACAAGAAGGGGGAGTTCGACGAATGGAACATTGAAGACTTCTTCAACGAACTCATTGAATCCGTTCTTGAGCGCCGAGAATTCAAGAAACTTCTTCGCAAGGTCTGCGGTCTCAAGGAGGTTGAAGGGGAGAAGACAATTGTATCTTGGAAATACAGGAGTTCTGACCTCAAGAAGATTTATCGCACAAAGAATGGTGTGGCAACGTTGTCTGAGATTCTATCCAAAAAGGGGACGAAGATTCTCAACTTGCTCCCCGAAGAGGAAGCGTTCGCCCTTCTCCGCAAACACGCTTAACCCGAAAGGACGACTAACCATGAACGAAGCGAACGAAGCGAAGGATGAGGACGAGGAGGCGCTCAAGCGAGGGTATGAGGAATTGATCGCTTGGTTGGAGATGTACCGACACAATCAAGCCAATGATGAGGCTTGCCGCAAGAAGGGCATACCCATCCTTGACGAGTGGCTTGAGGAGGAGGACGAACGATGATTAAATATATCGACTCGACTTCGGACGACTTCGCCCAAGCGCCATTGGAATGGCAATTAGCAGGACGCTGGCAAACGGCAAGCGGATACGGGCAAAAAATCACGACCATCTACAAGGTGCCACACAACGGGCGCCTTTATAGAGTGTATGCGACTTGCTTTTCTAATTGCGCTTCCCATTGGATTATGTCCAAGGGTGAAAAACTTCACGTTAGAGATTGATCCAATGACCCCACCAAAAGACAAACCAACGTGGGGCGGCAAGCGCCCGAACCAAACGGGGCGACCCAAGTTGCTCAATGCCCGAGTGTCCATCACTTGCAGGGTGCTGCCCTCCACCAAGGACAAGCTCGCCAAGTTGGCGAAGAAGACGGGGGGATTGGGCAAGGCGGTGGATTCTTTGTTTGAGACTTGACGAAATCGCATTTGCCGTTCAAGGGTGGAAAAATGGAGGGGGAACCACAGGGGTTGTTGCTTAGGAGGCGGCATGTCCTCGATTGGCTGGGGATTTCGGAGAAGACTTTCGAAAAGTGGACTCGATGCGAAATCGTCCATCCCGTCTATATTGGTGGAGGAAAACCCTTCTATCTGAAGAAGGACGTTGAAAAATTGGTGGAGGAAGCAAGCGATGGCAGAAAAGGAGTTAATCAAGAAAACTGAAGAACCAGCGATTCCCCTGTTGCAGGAGGAATTGCGCTCGGTGATGGAGGACGCATCCACTGCGCTCCAGCATCGGGACACTTACGACGACGTGCGATTCTCGCGCCATGACGGGCAATCCGAGGACGGCAGGAAGCACGAAAGCGACCTAGGTTTCCCGCCCTCGCCTTGGGAAGGAGCGTCAGACGTTCGAATCCGATTGGCAGACCGCTTGGTGAACGAACACGTCAACATGGCGACCACCGCATTCTTCAGGGCCAACCTGCGCGTAACCGGGATCGAGGTGGAGGACAACCGCAAGGCCGCTATTTGGACGGACGTCCTGAAATACTACCTTCATCAGAAATTGCTTCCCGAACTTCGCGCCGAGGTCGAGGTATTGGCCCAAAACGTTTACGGGACTTCACCCGGCGTGGGCATCCTCGGAGTCTACTGGACGCAGGAAGTCGCCACCCGACTGAAGAAATTTACGCTCGACGACGTCGTTCAGGCGGTGTTCGCCGCTGGAGGCGACCAAGATGCCGTCATGGACGTGGTGGCTATGCTGGAAGACCCCGAGGTCGAGGATCAAGCGCTCGAAATGATGCGTCCCCAGTTTCCCACCGTTCCCGAGAAGCAATTGAAGAAGGCGCTCAAGGCTTTCCGCAAGGACGGGGAGGCAGACATCCCCCAGCCTTACCTGAAGGAGAATCGACCCCAATTCGTCGCCCACCGACTCTACGAGGACATCTTCGTCGCCGGGAACACCACGAACTTGGAACGCGCCGAGGTCATTTTTCGCCGCGAATGGTTCACTGAAACCGAAATTCGGGAAAAAGGGGTCACCGAGGAATGGCCAACTGATTTCGTCGAGGAAATCATCGAAAAAACGGAAGGGCAGACCGCAGTACCCGAAACCGACAATCGCTTCCCGCTCAACTTCGGCATGAGGCAAACTTTCGCAGACCGCAGCAGCGACTTCGAAAACCTGTACGAAATATTTTACGCCTACACGAAGACCTACGACGAGGAAACCGACGTTCCCTGCATCTACTGCACCGCATTCAGCGCCCACGTTGGCGATATGTGGGGGAAGCATGAAATGCTGAACTATTCCCACGGGATGATGCCGTTCGTGCTTTTCACACGCGAAAGACTTTCGCACTCGATATTCGATTCGCGCGGCATACCCGAGTTGGTTTCAACCAACCAGTACGAAATCGCCACCCAAAGAAATTTGCGCTCGGACGCTTCTCAGATAGGCACGATTCCACCTATGTTAGTGAACGCCCGAAGGGGAGGAATCAACCTACTGGTTGCTCCGGGCGCGCAACTTACCGTCACCCGTCCCGACGACGTGGGATGGTTGCAACCGCCACCTTTCCCCAGTGGATCGGTGGAAGCGGAGAATGCCGCCCTAAAGGACGTCGATGATTATTTCGGGGGCAACGACCCCGGGCGCAAGATGCTCCACCAGCAAGCGGCTACCGACAGATGGCTGGATTCTTGGCGAATCGCCCTCGACCAAGCCTTTCGCCTTTGCCAGCAGTACATGTCGCCAACCACCGTCCAGCGACTGACCAACGGCAAACCCGAGGAGATACAAGTTTCGCAGGACGACATTCAGGGCAAGTTCGACTTAGCCCTGCGTTTCAGCGTCGACGTTCTGAACCCCGAATTTCAGGAAAAGAAACTGGATGCCATCGTGAAGCTCACGCAATTCGACGTCACGGGGGCGCTCGACAGGACGAAGCTGCTGACCTTCATTGCGGAGCAAATCGATCCACAACTTGCAGATGCGGTCATCATGGATCAAAGCGAGGCATCGGCTAAGGAGATTTCGGACGAGCAAGATGCTTGGGTCAAGATCGCCTTGGAAATCGAGCCTGTGATGACGGAGGACGTCAACTTCCCGCTGCGAC